AGGTGAAGACGAAACGTAAGCTGATCCGGAAGATAGCGGCGGAGTTCGGGGTGGACAGCAAAGGAAGCTACAGTGATGTGTATGATGACTTGGTGTACTACCTGCGCTCGATAGAGCGACCGCTGATCGTGTTGGACGAGGCGGGCGACCTACAGTATGAGGCGTTCCTCGAACTGAAAGCGCTGTGGAACGCGACGGAAAGGTGCTGCGCATGGTATATGATGGGTGCGGACGGACTGAAGGAGAAGATCAACCGCTCGATAGAGTGCCGCAAGGTGGGCTACACGGAGATGCTGAGCCGCTATGGCGACCGCTACAGCCGTGTGACGCCGGAGGACGGTAAGGAGCGCGAGAAGTTCCTGATGCGTCAGGCGGTGGCTGTGGCGCGGGTGAACGCTCCGGAGGGGGCGGACGTGGCGGCCTTGGCACGCAAGACGGGTGGTGGACTGCGACGGGTGTACACTGAGATTGAGAAACTAAAAAGACAATAAGACTATGAGCAAGAGACAGGTTCGAAAGGAAAGTGCCGGTGCGGATAGAGGATATCGAGATTATAACATTTACGGTGAGTGAAATCATGCGATTAAATTTTGAGTGAAAAACATAACACAATAAATATATTGAGAAACATGAAAAGAGCATATAGTCCGAAGGACATATTGAGAAAGAGCTACAAGACGATACCGTGGGAAGGACGCTGGAAGCAATGCTTCGGGGAACCGGAACGGAATGAGGTGTGGTTCATCAGTGGGGCGAGTGCCTCAGGTAAAAGCAGCTTCGTGATGCAGTTGGCTAAGAAGTTATGCGAGTATGGTGTGGTGCTGTACATGAGCTATGAGGAGGGCACGAGCCAGTCGTTCAAAGCCAGACTGGAGCGCTTCCATATGGGGGAGCGACAGGGACGCTTCCGAGTGGTGGATACGGACACCTATGAGGAGTTAGTGGAGCGGCTGAAACGCCCGAAGGGACCGAGCTTCGTGATCGTGGACAGCTTCCAACACTCGAAGATGAGCTATGAGCAGACGGAGGAGCTGCACAGGCTGTTCCCGCATAAGAGCTTCATCTACATCTCGCAAGAGTCGAAGGGACGCCCGATGGGGAAGCCGGCGGAAAGGCTGAAATACTTGGCGGGTGTGAAGATCCGCGTGATCGGCTATGAGGCATACTGCCAAGGTCGCTTCATCCCGGAGCCGGGGGTGCGCTTCACGGTGTGGGACGAGGGAGTGCTGAAAACCACGAATAACCTGCCGGGACATCAACCGACAGATCACCATAAGGAACACGAATCATGAGCGCTATAGAACAAGACCTGTTCGTGCAGCCCCCGGTGACGTTGCGACCGGGGCACATGACGGAGAGGATGGAGAGCCGATGGCATGAGTGCCCACTGTGTCACAGGGTGGGACGCATCATGGGCGAAGATGAGCAACATGAGTTGGTGTATAAGTGCTGTCCTATGTGCGAGGGCAGCGGACGGCTGAAAGCCGAGGTAACGGTGCACTGGGTGCCGGAGAGAAACGGGCATCGGGAGTGAGAAAACGAAAGATCAGAGATAAACCAAGAAAAAACATTGATAAAACCCCAAAACAATGGAAAAAGAAGAGAAACAGTGTGTGAACGGCAGCGGCACCGAGGGAAACCGGAACTATGGACGGTTCTACGCGCTGCTGCATCAACTGAGCCAGACGCCCCATTTGGGGGGCGATGCGGAGGAGATGAAGCGTGACTTGGTGTACCGCTACACGCTGCACCGTACGACGAGCCTGCGCGAGATGACGCTGCAGGAGTATCAGTTGATGTGCCGCACGATGGAGCATCTGTTGGTGGACGAGATGGCACGCCGCAAAGAGCGTAGCCGGGTGCTGCGCCAGATGCAACGCATGGGCATAGAGACGACGAACTGGAGCAGGGTGAACGCCTTCTGTATGGATGCGCGCATCGTGGGGAAGCCGTTCGGGAAGCTCAACGTAGAGGAGTTGGCAAAGCTCCGCGTGAAGCTGTATATGATAGAGCGACACGGAGGCTTGGAACAGGTGGAACGGCGCGTGGGCGCAGAGGCGCTGAAGGCGATGCAATGAGCCGTATGCCGCGAGGTGCCCAGAGCCAGACGAGGATGCACCAAGAGGAATCATTAGCGCAATAATCTATTCACAAAACAAGAAACAAAAAAACAAGAAACATTATGACAGACGAAAGACGCAGAGTCCGTGTGATCATGAGCCTGATCTACGAACAAAATCAAGACCTGAACGAGCGAGAGTATCGCTCCGTGTTGGAGGGCATCAAGTATGAGATAGAGAAGGATCTGGAGGAGGAACCGAAAGAGATCTATGAGGAGGAGTGAGTATGGACGGAAAGATGCTGAAAGTAGCGACGCTACAGGCGCTGACAGAGGAGCTGATGGAGCACTTCGTGGACACGGTGGGAACGCTCCGCCAAGGGTATGAGGAGACGCTGACCGCCGAAGAACGTGAGGCGTCGGAGCCGTATCAAGGGGTGAAGGCGCTGGAGGAACTGGCCTGCGATGTGTATCGGTCGGTGACAGAGCAGGGCGAGGAATGAGCCAAGGAGCAATAGAGAAGCAATGAACATCAAAACAAACCATTAAACGAAAAAACTATGAGTGTAACAAACATGAAGAGAGTGAAGAAGTTGGTGCTGACAGGTACCACGAGAGAGGCGGCGGACGAAGCCTTCAAGGAGTATGCCAGCGCAGTGGCAGAGATCACGAAGGTGACCGCCGAGATCGAGTTGGAATGTGTGCGTGTGCGCGATGCGCGCGCCGGAGTATTGGAAAGCCTATCGCGCCGACGGGATGAAGCCTTCGAGCTGCTGCACGCCTACGCGACGGAGCACCAAGAGGAACTCTTCGCGAAACGCAAAAGTCTGGAAATGGCGCAAGGCACGATAGGGTTTCGTACCGGCACGCCGAAATTGAAGACTCTGAAGGGCTTCACGTGGGCGAGCGCGCTGCAGCTGGTGAAAGAATTCCTGCCGAACTACGTCCGCAAGGAGGAAGAGATAGCCAAAGACAAGTTGTTGGCAGATCGGGAGGTGACGGTGACGACAGGAGTTGGCGCCTCGGAATCAGAGGAGGTGCCGATGCTGACGCTGATGGCTAAGTGCGGCATCACGGTGGCGCAGGACGAGACCTTCTTCGTGGAACCGAAATCGGAGGAGACGGCATGAACAGGCACTCAAGGATAGAGGACCGCGGCACGCGAGATGAGACAAGTGAAAGTGAGCGAGAAAGAAAGAGCCGAGAAAGAGACGATTCAGAAATGATAAGAAGTTAAGCGATTCGGTTATTAAAGAATGATCACAGAGATCCGGGCGTCGGGAGACGGTCGGATCTCGCATTTTTAGCCCCGGCGGGCGAAAAATAATGTGGTGAAAGTGTGCGTAATATGGGAAAAAGTTTTACCTTTGTATATAGAAAAAAAACGTAAGCCTATGAGAGAGCGTCGTCGGGGTGTGAGCTACCAAAAACGGGTGCACGACATCAATGCAATTTATGACCGATATGCGAAGACAGGACTGTCGAACAGGGAGATCTGGCGGCGGTACATCTGGCCGACGTATATGATCTCGGAGAGGACGCTGTACAACCTGCTGAAAGCACCGGAGCAGCATCGCATGACGTGCGTGATGGAATTGTCGCTATTCGAGTGATGGAGCGGGTGGATATGCAGGGAGTGATCCGCAACATACTGCGAGACCTCCGCGTGGAGCTGACAGATGAGTTCGATAAGAACTTTGAGCGGCAAGCCTTCTTCAGCGAGGCGTGGCAACGGCGGCGGGGTCCGCTGCGTCCGGGCGGGACGACGCTGATGAATACGGGCGCCCTGCGCCGCAGCATCGGGAGCCGCGAGGAGGGCGATAGCATCATATTCAGCAGTACGCTGCCCTATGCCGCGATACATAATGAGGGAGGCGATATAGAGGTGACGGCGCGCATGAAGCGCTACTTCTGGGCCAAGTATTATGAGACGGCAGGCACCTTCGGACGCCGGAAGGATGGGACGAAACGCCGAGACCGACAGACACAGCAGCTGACGACGGAGGCGGAGTTCTGGCGGTGTATGGCACTGATGAAGGTGGGCAGCAAGATCAGGATCCCGAAACGTACGTTCGTGGGGTATGCCCCGGAGGTGGAACGCTCGGTGCGCGAGATCATAGAGGAGAATTTGACAGAATACTTCAACAGCATAAAGCTACAATGAGCATGAGAAAGGAGATCTATATGGCTGTGTTGGAACGGCTGAAGGCGATGACAGAGATACGCTATGTGGATCTGTGGAACCAGAATGTGGCATTCATCGAGCAGGAGGCTGCATGGGAACGCCCGGCAGTGTTCGTGGAGTTCGACCCGATCGTGTGGGGACGAGTGAAAGAGTCGGCTATGGTGACGCAAGGGACGCTACAGCTACACGTGGTGACAGACTGGCAAGGGTCAGCCGCCTCGGACAGCGAGACGCGAGCAGAGTCGCTACAGGCGTTCGACCTGTTGGATCGGATCCGCACAGAGATGGAGGGCTTGGAGGGGGCGACGTTCAGCCGCATGACGTTGCAACAAAGTATGACGAATCATAATCACGAAGAGTTGTTAGAGAATATAGAGATTTACAGCTACAAAGGTGCAGTAGCACTCTGAGTTGTAATCATGGGTTTTGTGTTTTCAGTGAGTAACTTTCATTTGGCAGGCGCCGCCACTCGTCGGGATGACGGGTGGCGGCGCTTGCTTTTAGGAAAAAGTGCTTATCTTTGCGGCACACAAAGCCATATCGCCATGACACAATTAGAGTTTGACTATGCCCGGTTGGATGAGATACTTGACCTCTTCGACCACATTGAAGGTGGCTATGCTTGCCACGAAGCTTTAATCAATAATGCCCCGGAGGACTTTGATGCGGTCATTAGATTTCTTGCAGCAAAAGGCATGCTTGAAGAGGTGGGCGATGGCTACAAGATAACCTATTGGGGTAAGACGTTCCACCATCAAGGCGGGTTCGTCAGCCAGTACAAGCGCGAGCGTGCTCACCTTTATGTAACGGTCATTGCGGCTGTCACCGGAGTGTTGACATTGCTTATCTCGTTGATAGCACTTTTCCGCTAAAATCAGCGCGAAACAGTGCGCGGACCACCGTTGGTCATTAAATTTTTTCTTCATAATATTTGGAATTCAAGAAAAGGTGCTATATTTGCAGCGAACGGACTGAACTGATTCACATGTCGGCGCAGCAATGCGTGCAGGCTTCGGATCACTTTCAGTCTGTTTTTATTTTCATCGTGTGGATGATATTCCCCTCGGACACCCTGACCTTAAACTCAATTCTCACACCATTATAAGAAGTCTCGAATACCTTGAACGTACAGTTGTGGTCACGTCCCTTTTCCAAACCAACATATCGCGCTGATGGCAACCACTCGGAGATGAGCGTGGCTAATTCCATAGTCTCAGCGATCCTTTCATTTTGCTTATTCTTGGCGAAAGTTTCGCCGAAGAACCCCCTTCGGACGAGAATCTCGTCGGAGGTTTCGGTTATTGTCAGCTTGATTTGATTTGTTATCTGACCTCGTTTGAGCGATACCGGTTTGAGATGTCTCTTGGCCCACTCGTCGGCCGAGAGTCGTATCTGCTCCCTTTCCTTGCCGGATAGCTTGCGTGTCGCTTCGGCTTCACGCCGACTGCGGATGTAGGCACACGCCTCGCAGAGCTGTCCCTCGTTGACGAAGGCTTTGCCCAGCTTGGACTTACCATTGGCGCGGTCGCAGTCGCGGCAGCGGGAGATGGTGTAGGGGTTGTACCGCGGAAAGGAGGCTTGCTCCTTGCCGGGGTTGAAGCGGAACATCCCGCGGCGGTCGTTGGCGGTGGCGTTCTTGGCGCGTTCTTGGGCTTCGGCAGGGTCGGTGGCGGGGTATTTAGCCTTGCGCACCTGTACCACGGTGCAGCGACAGTTCCACCCGTTGGGCGGGTAGTAGGAGTCCCAAAACGGGTCGTCGATGGGGAGTGTGATGCCGTTCATGGCGGCGTGTTCGGGTCGGACGTGGTCGTCACCGGCGGTGCGGTACTGAAGGTAGTAACGGTCTCCGTCGGCGGCGAATTGCTCCCACTTGGCAGCCATCTCGGCAGAGGCTGCGGCGAAGTTGTATTCGGCACGGAGGTAGCGGCTGTTGTAGGTGGCGTCGATCTGTCGAACGTCGTTCAAAAAGCGTTCGAAGGGCTTTCGGGCGCCATCAGCATCGAGCAGCGATGGGAATGCCTCGTTGAGCTCGTGGAAGGTCTTGATGCCGGAGAAGATGTAGTCGGAGGCGGAGAGCTGCCGCCGCATACGGTCGGAGAGCTCGACGTGGCAGAATGCCGAGTCGAGGAGGGCGGCGTGCGAGGCGATGAAGTCTTGCGCCTCGTCGGAGCGGAGGATGCTGACGGAGAAGGTGGCGCCCTGCTGCCGGAATAGGGCGCGCATCATGGCGTCGAACTTGGTGGAGAGCTGCCGACAGAGGTCGTCGGGAAGCCCCTTGCCCACGGCGGCGAGGTGTAGCTCACCGTCAGGCGCGAGGAGGGATCGGTAGCGGCGATGTAGCCCTGCGTAGTGGGCAGGGCTCAGTCGAAAAAATCGGCTGCGGCATCGCGACGTTCGCCGACGGGGAGCCCGTACTTGTCGGCGAAGTATTTGGGGTCGACCTCGAAACGGTCGGCGATCATGGTCTCGTAGGCGAGCTGCTGATCGGGGGTGTAGTCGACGGCATCGTTCCACTCCATGCGGAGCCCCCCGACGGGGAAACCGAGCGCCGTCATGCGCGGGATGAGCTGGTTGTTGACGACGTTGCGGATGAGCTTGCGATCCTTCTCGACAAGGTTCATGAAGACCTGCAGGTGGGTCTGCGACTGGGAGAGTGAGGATCCGTCCTCGATGGTCATGGTCTGACCGATGATGAGCTTGGAGAGCTCGGAATTGGCGCGAGCGATGCGCTGGTCGTAGACGTTGAAGGCATCGCCCCTGCCGGACTCGATGAACTGGATGTCGGTGTCGCCGGAGGTGATCATGGAGAGGGCGGATCCGGCGTCCTGCATCATGGACTGGAGACGTTGCCACTCCTTGGGGTCGCGCGTCTGGGTCTTGGCGACACGCATGGGCATGCCGAAGATTTCGGCGAATGCGTCCCAGAAGGAGAGGGCGTTCTTCTTGGGGATGGTGGCCTGCGCCGCCTTGAGGTAGAGACCGAGGTCAGAGGGACGCCCCACCTCGATGAGCGATGCGGCGTAAGGGGGCTCCCGGTAGGGAATGCCGGTGTGCCAGTCCTCGCCGATGGAGCGGACGCAGCGACCGTATTCGGGAATGACGTGCTTGCGCGGGACGAGGCAAACATGGTCGAAGGTGAGGCACCCGTCGCCGTCGGTGGCGAGGTCGCCGAGCTCGATGAGTGAGTGACCCCAGTAGTTGGCGTCGAGGATGTGGTCGACGAGCTGGTCGAACCACTCCTGCTCGAAGAAGTGGAGCGCCGCGACGTCCTCTTCGCCATGAGCGTCGACGAGCTTGAATGAGCGCGAGAGGACGAATCCGGAACGCTGCTGGATGCATCCGGAGAGGTGCATGTCGGCAGAGACGTCGGTGTAGATGTCATAGAGGCGCTGTCGATCCGGGAAGTCGACGTTGATGGCCATCTGCCAAGCGGCACGCCAGTCGGCGATGTCCTTGCGGGTGAGGGCATCGGTGGTGCGCGCCAAGGTCATGATGAGCGAGTGCGCCTCGGCCTTGGATCGAGGACGCGCCAAGAGTAGAGGACCGTAGGCGGTGGAAAGATAGCGCGAAGCGGATTGTGCCGCGGTAGTGTTGCGCTGCTTGAGGAGCGCGTGACGATGTTTGGACATAAGCGTGAAAGATTGAAAAGGAAAGAATTACCAGTTGTGGCGCAGCTTGGGCTGCGCGTAGAATACGGAGCCCAGCGGGGAATCGCCGGACTCGGACTCGACCGTGGGTAGACCGGGGTCGATGCGCCCTGCCTGCACGCCTTCGAGCCAACGGACAGCCCGTTCGTAGCGCTCGTGGCGCACCTCGGAGCCCATCTTCTGCGGCTGTGAAGCCGAGAGGTGGTAGAGTGCACAGTCGACGACGATCATCACGAGAAGCCGATTGCGGTCGGCGCCCGTGGCAGAAAAGATCTTGTCCACGTCGTAGACGGGACGAAGGTAGCCGGAGACCTCCTCGATGGCCTCGGAGAGTGCCGCCTCGCGTAAGGCGGAGTCGGACTGAGAGAAAGACCGGAAAGCGGTCTCGCCAATGACGACACGGAAGTCGTCGGAAGTGATGAAATCCATAAGAGTATTACCAAGCATTACGTGGTGACCTTCGTGGGAGGGTCACGGGTTGAAACTGTTGTTGACGAGAGCCGCGCTGAAGGAACCAGATGGCACCCTCGTCGGCATCAGGGGCGTCGTCGTGGACACGCGATCCGCGTTCGAGGGCGAGGGTCTGCTCGATGCCGACCTGCATGTCGGGGGTGTCCTTGAGCGCCTCGTTGTAGAAGACGAATCCACGCTCCCAGAGGGGAGAGATGGCCTCGATGCGCTGCACCTTCTCCGGCTTGCGCCGAGTGTCGGGCATGATGGGGAGCTGGTAGCCGCGGAGGTTGCCCTCGGCGGTGAACTCGTCGAGGATGAGATCCTGCATGAACCCCGCCTCCATGTAGAAGGAAACGACGACGCCCTCAGGGATGGATTCGTAGAGGTTGTAGAGCCAACGAACCATGCCGGAGACGGTGTCCTGACGGACGTAGCAGTCGATGAGATGGAGCTCGTGACCGATGCGCCCCCAGAGGCGGGAGGCCTTGTAGTCGTTGGCAGTGGAGGACTTGAAGGAGGGGTCGGTGTAGCAGACGAGCTGCTCATAGCGACGCAGGGGCAGCACCCGCTTGTAGCGAATCCAGTCGTGGCGGAAGATGGTGCCGTCGGTGATGGGGTTGTGCATCATCTCCTTCTCCCACGCTCGGTAGCCTACGAAGTCGCGATAGGCACGCGCCTCGTCGGCGGTCCACTTCTCGCGCCAGAGGGGATTGCCGGCGGCGTCGACAGCCTTGACCTCGGAGACATGGACGGCGGGGATGGCTGCGATGTTCGCCAAGACGGAGCATTTGGAAATGAGGTTGCCGACCATGATGAAACGCCCGCGCCCGACGTCGAGGGATCCAAAGAGAGCCTCCTTGACCCAGTCGGTGAGTTCGGCGACACGCTTCTCGTTGCGGCAGAGTTCGTCGTCGTCGAGGTCGTCGATGACGATGTAGTCGGGACGAGCTTCACGTTCGCGCAAACCACGCGGGGACTGTCCGCGACCGCAGGCGAGGAACTTGACGCCGGAGGCGGTCTTGAACTCGCCGACCGACCACGAACCGGCGTTCTTCTGCTCGCCGAAGTCGGCGGTGAGACGTTTGTTGTATTCGAGCTCAGCCTGCACGTCGCCCAAGAGTCGCTGAGCACTGTCTTCGCTCTTGCCGACGATGACCATGAAGTTGATGAGCCGCTGCGGTTGGAACATGAGCCAGAGCGGCAGGAAGATGTCGAAGTGAGTGGACTTGGCGTGTCCGCGAGGCCACTTGAAGAGGGCTTTGAGGTTTGGGGTGTCACGCACCAGCCGCGCCGCGGCGTTGTGGAACGGGGCGTTGTGGATGATGCGGAGCGCCTGCCCAGTGGTCTTGTCGCGCAGGGTGAGGAAGTGGGGAAAATAGTATTCGCAGAAGGCGGCGTAGTTGGACTGTAGCCGCCGGATGCGCCGATCGCGCTCGGCAGGACTCTCGGTGAGGACGGAGGCGGTGAGCCCGGTGAAGGACTGTACCTCGCGACAGTGCTCGTGCCAACGCTCTATGGCGGCACGCGCCTCGGCAGAAAGAACCGTGGTAGCCATATGCAGGGGTCAGAGTAAGGAGTTCTTGTTGATCGCCTCGGTGAGGAACTTGTCCTGAAGGCGGTTGATGGCCTTGACGAGTTCGGGGGTGACGTCGGGATCGGTGGCGGAGCGGAATTGAAGCCACTTGTTGAAAGCCATGAAGACTTCGACGGAATCGACGACGCCCGCCTGCTTGTCGAGCTTCTGGATGACGGAGGCGAGCTTGGCGAGCTTGTCTCCCAGACCGGCGAGCTGCGAGTCGTCGCCGGAAGAGGAGACCTGCTCGATGAGACGGTCGATGGTGGCGAGGAGCTTGTTGACGAGTTCGGGGCGTGTGATGTTACGCGCAGCGCGCGTCTCCTTCCAGCCCTCAGCCGAGGACCATTTGGAGATGGTGACACGAGAGACGCCCACCTTGTCGGCAATCTGCTCTTGCGGCGTGCCACTCATGAATAGGGCGCGCGCGAACTCTTTCTTGCGTTCGATTTCAGACTTGTTCATACGTGTGTAGATTGACAATAATACTGCAAAGATGAGCCCCGGACGGGCAGGGCTGCAAAAAAGCGGGCATGGGGTGCAGAGAGTGCCGCAGGGGTTGCATAGTAATTTGGAGGCAGGGGGCGAGCGGGGGTACCTTTGCGAAAAAAGAACGAGAGCTTATGAAACGAGTGGTGATCACAACAGAGGCGGTGAACAGCTACGGCACACGTGTGCTGACGGCAGGGATAGACCGCACACAGTATGAGAAGAACCCCGTGCTGCTGTATATGCACGAACGCGGCGCCGTGATCGGGACGATGAAGGATCTGCGCGAGGAGGCGGGTAAGCTGACGGGAGAGCCGGACTTCGACGAAGCCAGCGAACTGTCGAAACGCTGCAAGGCACAGTGGGAGAAAGGTTCGCTCCGGATGGTGAGCGTGGGACTGGATGTGCTGGCGACGAGCGACGCGCCGGAGGATGTGGTGGCGGGACAACGAAGCGCTACCATCACCCGAAGCCGACTGTACGAGATCTCGGTGGTGGACATCGGCGCCAACGACGAGGCTATGGTGCTGAAGTATGAGGGCAAGACAATCACGATGGGACGCGATGGGGAGAACCCACTGCCGCCCCTGAGACAATCAACTAATAACAATAGCGAGATGGAACTAAAGAAGTTGGCCTTGGAATTAGGCTTGCCGGAGACGGCAGACGAACAGGCGGTGATGGAACGCCTACAGACAATGAAGCAGGCGGAGCACGAGGTGGAAGCCCTGCGTAAGGAGAAAGAGAGCCTCGAAACACAGCGCATCGTGTCGCTGGTGGATGGGGCAATCGGCGCAGGAAAGATCGTGGCGACAAGCCGCGCCCGCTTCATGGAATTAGGAAAGCTCATGGGCAGTCAGCGACTGGAAGAGGCACTACAGGCGGTGCCCACACAACGCCAGAGCCTCTTGGCACAGCTGAATCATCAGCAGAACGGCGTACGAGAGGAACACTACAAGAGCCTGCATGAGGTGCCCGCCGAGGAGCTGTTGACGCTGCGCCAAGAGAATCCACAGGAGTATGCACGCCTGTATAAGGCAGAGTACGGCATGGAGGTGCCTCAGGAACGCGAGGGTGAATGAGCAACCGAGAGTGAGAGGGATCGGATCGGAGCGCGAGCGTGAATGCGCGATCGGGTCGGATCAGAAAAAGAGTAGAACAAGGGAAAAAGATAACCCATAAAAAAACAGATAACGATATGGCAGGAGTATTGACAGAAGTATGGACGGGCGAGACGGTGAAGGCGTTGCGCTCCGGCTTGGAGGGCTCGTGGCTGGACGGTGTGCCGGACCAGAGTAGCATCGTAGAGAACGACGTGATCCACTTGGTGGATGTGGGGGTGGATCCGGATGTGGTGGTGAACAACACGACCTACCCCATCCCGACACAGGCGTTGACCGACGCGGACATCGCCATCAGCTTGGATAAGTTCCAGACGAAGGTGACACCGGTGACGGACGACGAGCTGTATGCCATCAGCTACGATAAGATGCAGCGCGTGAAGGAGAGCCACGCGAACGCGCTGAACGATGCGAAGTTCAAGAAGTCGGCACACGCCTTGTGCGCCACCGAGAACACGACAAAGACCCCGGTGCTGAAGAGCAGCGGTGAGGCAGACGAGACGGGACGCTTGCGCCTGACGATGGCGGACGTGGTGGCTATGAAGCGCGCTATGGATAACCTGAAGGTGCCGGCAGAGCAGCGCCGACTGGTGTTGTGTCCGGATCATGTGAATGACTTGCTGTTGGCGGATCAGAACTTCCGCGAGCAGTATAATGTGGACCGCTCGACGGGCAAGGTGGGATCGCTGTACGGCTTCGAGGTGTACACGTATGTGAATACGCCGCTCTATACGACGGCAGGAAAGAAGAAGGCGGTGGATGCCACGGCGACGACGGGCGAGTATCGTTGCTCGTTCGCGTTCTATGTGCCGCGCGTCTTCAAGGCAACGGGCTCGACGAAGATGTACTATAGCGAGGCGACGACCGACCCGGAATATCAGCACAACAAGATCAGCTTCCGCCACTACTTCATCGCCATGCCGAAGAAGGAGGACGCCGGAGTGGTGATGATGAGCGGATATAAGGCGTGATCGGGAGGCGACGAACGGAGCACGTGAAGAATGGTAGTCAGAAAAAGTAGAAGATGATGGCGGCGCAAAGGTTGCAGTATCTGGTGATACACTGTACGGCCACACCGGAGGGGCGCGAGGTGACGGCGGCGGAGCTACGGCGCTGGCATACGGCGGCACCTCCGGCGGGGCGAGGTTGGAAGCAGGTGGGATATACAGACCTGATTCACCTCGACGGCAAAGTGGAGCGCTTGGTGGCGAACAACGAGGATGCCACGGTGGATCCATGGGAGGTGACAAACGGGGCAGCGGGGTATAACACGGTGAGCCGCCACATCGTCTACGTCGGCGGGCTGAGCCGCGACGGGAAACGGGCACAGGACACGCGAACGGCGGCGCAGAAGGCGGCGTTGGCGGCGTATGTGCGGAAGTTCCACGCAGAGCACCCTGAGGTGCGCATCGTGGGACACAGAGACCTACCGGGGGTGCATAAGGAGTGCCCCTCGTACGACGTGGCGGCATGGCTGCGGGAGATCGGGATCGAAGGATAAGAGGAACCGAAACGGAAAAAGGAGAAAGGAAGTCGGTATGGATTGGAACACATTGCTGAACGTGGTCTTGGGCGGTGGCTGTCTGACAGGTGTGATCGGCGTGTTGACGCTGCGGAGCACTGTGGCACGGGCACGCGCCGAGGCAGAGGAGGCCCGCGCCGGCGCCGAGAAGGCGAGAGCCGAGGCGGAACGGGTGCGCATAGACAATGTGAACGAGGCGACCAAGATCCTGATGGATAATATAGTCACACCATTAAGAGATGAACTGAATGCAACGAGAAAAGAACTGGCGTCGCTCAAGCGCGCGGTGTCCAAGCTTCAGAAGGCTGTGGACGCTGCTAATAGCTGTCCTCATAGTGACGGCTGTGTGGTCCTTGAACGGATGCGCGAGTGTGCGCGGGAAACCGGTAACGGCGGAGAGACAGGAGGCGCGACAGAGTGCGCGCGACAGCATGGTGCAACAGACGCGGGTGTACACCGAGCGGATGAGCACGAAAGGCGACACGGTGGTGCTGCGGATAGCCGCGGACAGCCTTAGGCAGCTGCCCCAAGGGGCGGCGTACTGGGCACGCGGCAATCAGACCGCACTGCGGGTGGAACGCGACACGACGGGAGAGCTCGTGGTGAGTGCAGAGACGGCGGTGCAGTGCACGCTGCTGATGGAGACGACGGAGGTGCAGCGTAGTGTGTGCGCCCGTAACGACAGCGCAGTGATAGAGATGAGCAAGCCTCCCAACCAGCGACGTGCGGGATGGCGCGAAGCCCGCTGGACGGCGGCAGTGATCGTGTTGGCGCTGTTGGGGGTGTGGCTGTACGCACGGATAGGGAATTAAGAACCGTATTGGAAGAACATTAAAATGACATTAGAACAATGGCAACAGACAAAACGACAAAGGTGTTGGACGGTACCGACCTGATCCTGAGTGTGGGAGGCTCGGCACTGTCGTATTCGACGGGCTGTAAGATCACGACAACGACGGAGACGGGCGAGCGCGTGACGAAGGAGAAGTCTGCCGGGAAGTGGAAAGAGAAGTATGTGAAGAGCTATTCGGAAGAGATCTCAGCCGACGGCTGTGTGCTGACGGATGGCAGCGGTATGTCGACCTACGACACCCTGAAGCAACTGCAGCTGGCGGGCGAGCCTGTGGATGCAAGCTATGGGGTGCGCGACAGCTCGGCGACACATAGCGGCAAGTATCTGATCACCAGCCTCGACTTGGACGGACAGGCCGGCGACGATGCGAAGTACAGCATCAAGTTGGAGAATACAGGCGCCGTGTCGGACGGCAGTTCACAGTCGTAAGTCGGTGAGGTATGGGAAAGGTGACGATAGGCGGTAAGGAATATCCCTTCCGCATGACGATGGGAGCGCTGATGCGCTTCAAGAGAGAAGTCGGGAAGGACGTGAGTCGCATGGATGCGAACGACCTGACTGAGAACCTGATACTGATCTGGTGCTGCATCGTGAGCGCCTGCGTGGTGGACAATGTGCCCTTCGAACTGTCGGCACAGGAGCTTGCCGACCGATTGGAGCCACAGGATGTGGCGACCATGGTGCAAGAGCTGACTACCGGAACGGAAGAAGAAAAAAAAACGACAGCGCGGGGGAAGAGATCAGCGACATAGAACGCCTGATGGGACTGGCGACGGGGTGTGTGGGGATGAGTCTGACGGACTTTGAACGATGCACCCCGTCGGAGTTTAGAGCGGTGTGGAAGGCATGGCAGGAACGGGAGACGCAGCGCGAAAGGAGAAGCTGGGAACAGACCCGCGCGGTGTGCGTGACGCTGCTGCAACCCTATTCGAAACGAGCTCTGCGAGGAGGTGATGTGCTGCACTTCCCGTGGGACGACGAGACGGAGAGCCACCTGCAGCAAGAGGCGGCAGAGCCACTGACCCACGAGGAGGAGATGGAACGGTATAGAGAGGCACGGAAACGGGCGGGGCTAAAGTGATAGGATAGCAATGACGAAGAGAATCCAATACACCACGCTGGCAATGATGATCGCACCAACCCTGACGTAGGTGGTAGGTGCGAAGATAGCCACAAGGAC